ATGGCACTCGGCTGTCTTTGGCTACGCTTGCCGGGTTTGTACCATTCCTCTCTCGTGGTATCGCCATGCGTGCAGACGCACTGGCCTCGTTGCCTTGGAGTATCCGCAACAAGAGCGATGCCGACGTGTGGACAAGTGACGATGCCCTTCCGCCTGATGACCTGAAGTGGTTGGCGAATCTGCCCGAAGTGCTACACCGGATTGAAGCCAGCCTAACCGTATCTTCTACCGGCTTCCTCCTGAAAGAGCGTAACCGAATGCGGGTACTCGGGCTGCGCTTTCTATCGCCCGACACCATGACGGCAGTGTGGGATACCCGCAATGGGTTGACTCACTTCGAGCGGTCTATTGTGGATACTCGAACCCGGTTTATGCCCGATGAAATCGTGTACTTTTGGGCCAAAGGCGTACACGAGACCACGCCACGCACATCTCCGGCTGCCAACGCTGCGAATGCGGCGGGCGTCCTGTTTTCAATGGACGCCTACACCAAGGCTTACTTCGACCGGGGCGCTATCCGTGCCACGCTGCTGACCTATGATGGGCCGCCTCCCAGTGAGGCAGACCGAGCCAAGCTGAAAGGTTGGTGGAGCAAAGCCGTTGGCGGTATCCGCAACGCCTTTGCCGCAGAGGTAATCAACGCTGCCATTAAGCCCGTCGTAATCGGTGATGGTGTAGGCGACCTGGGCAATGTGCCATTGACAGAAGAGAAGCGGCAGGACGTTGGGACTGCACTCGGCATACCGTTGTCTTTGCTCCTTGCCAACGCAGCCAACTATGCAACCGCACAGGCTGATCGGCGCAACTTCTACGAGTTGACGATTATCCCCGAGGCTGACCTGGTGGCACGCACCATCAATGAACAGCTTTTAACGCCTATCGGTCTCTCCCTGGTATTCCGACCGGAAGCCATGGGGATATTCCAAGAGGATGAGAACAGCCGAGCGGCCGCCTTTGCTGCCTACACCGGTGGCGGTCTGAAGCCCTCGGTGGCTGCGCAACTGCTCGGCATCACCTTACCTGAAGGCATCGAATACGCTGATTTGGACCCGGAGCCCGTTGCCCCGGCGCCGGCCGCCATTGAACCCCCAGCTGCGACCGCGGAAAACACAGCCGGCGATGGCGACGAAGAACCTGACGACGACGAAGAGAAAGCCAAGGAAGCCAAGCGCCTCGAACTGGAACGCTTCCGCCGGTGGGCTGCCAAGCGAGCAAGCCCTGATGTCGCCAAGTTTGTCAGCGAATTACTGAGCGACGACGACAAGCGCCGCGCGCTTCACTGGCACGCAGACGCCGAAGGGACCACAGAGATAAGCGAAGTCAAGGCAACGCCGGCCATCGACTGGTTAGGCGAAGGTGCAGACAACTACCGGGCCATGAAGGCTATGGTGTTGCAGCTGGACCCCGACGACGACGAAGCCGAACGGGCGATTCGGGAAGCGCTGGAACGGCGCATCGAAAAGAACTTGCGCGAAGGCTTCAATGAGATGGTCGAAACGCTCTTTCCGCAGGGCTACGGCGAATGGCGCGATCCGGCACGGGCGGCCGACTGGGTACACCAGCAATGGCGCATGACCGATGCCATGGAGAAGAAGCTCAAGGCGGCGCTGTATGAAAGTGTGTCGCTGGGCGTCAACGTCTCGCTCGACCTCATGGAGCAGGTAGGTATTTCCTTCGATTACACGATGGTGCTCGACGAAGCCTTGGAGTGGGCACGGGCCTACAGCTACGAACTCATCGGCGGCATTGAAGCTACGGGGCGTGACCTGGTAAGCCGGGCGGTGACACGATTCATTGAGGGCGGCCGGCCACTGGAAGAACTAGCCGGCGAACTGGCAGAGCTCTACAGCGGGCCACGGGCGGCCATGATTGCCTCGACTGAAACGACCAGAGCGTTCTATGAGGGCCAAGCAGCCAGCTTTCGGGCGTCGGGCGTCATCCAAAAAATGGAGTGGCGCACGTCACGTGACGAACGGGTGTGCCCCATTTGCGGCCCGCTGCACGGTAAACGGGCAAAGTTGGGCGAGAAATTCAGCGGGGCTTACACGCCCCCGGCGCACCCCCGTTGTCGTTGCTGGATCGCCCCAGTCGTTGAACGTGTGCCACAGGAGCAACCGGCCTAATGGACGTCACGGTGCGCATCGAAGGCGTTGACCAACTGGCGCAAAAGCTGGGGCGGTTCAATGCCAACCAGATACTCAGAGCGCCGATGGCACGCGGCTTGATGGAAATCCAGGCGGCCCTGCAGGAGTACCCGCCGCAACGGCCCAACAGCACGTACATTCGCGGCGGGCCACGCAGCGAGAAACTGGGCAGCCGTTGGACGCATCGCATACAGACGCAGCCCGACGGCATCTATGGCATCGTCGGCAACAACGCCAGCTATGCGCCATTTGTCCAGAATTATCAATTTCAGGCGGGCGTGCACAAGCGGCGTTGGCTAACCGACAAGGCAGCGGTGGAACGATACAAGCCCGGCATCATGGCAGATTTTCAACGGGCCATTGACCGGGCGCTGGAGTAACCATGAAAAACCTAGTTGAAATCAAAGCGCTCACTGCCACTACTGCCACCGTGGCAGGCTATGGCGTCATATTCGGCGGGGCAGACCTGGAGGGCGATACCTTCACCAAGAGTACCAACTACATGTTGGACCTTGTACCTGCAAAGCCCGTCTGCTATGACCACACCATGTCGGCCAAGGTTAGTCACGTAATCGGTACTGTCAAGAGCGTGACGGCAGATGAGACAGGGCTATGGGTAGAGGCTGAACTGAAACGTTCTGAGGATTACGTTGATGCCGTCTTGGAACTCATCAACCGGGGCGTTATCGGTTGGTCATCTGGCAGCGTGCCTCACCTGGTGCGGCGTGAAGCCAAGAGCATCACGCAATGGCCGGTCATTGAATGGTCATTGACGCCAACGCCTGCCGAGCCACGCACACTAGGTGTGGAGCGTATCAAGAGCATTGACACAGAACAGAATGAAACGACCGAGGCGGCAGTGCCACAGGTGGAGCAATCCACGGTACCCGCAGTCGTGACAGATACAACTACCGAACAACCTATCGTGTCGGACATTCCGACAGAGGAAAAAGCTATCATGTCTGAAGAACTCACCGCCTTGTCTGCGCAAATCGCAGAACTGAAGGCGCTTATGGCTGCGCAGCCTGCCACCAACCCGGCAGGATTCCAGACCGCCGCACCGGCTGTCATCACGAGCGAGACCCGCAAGTATGACAACATCGAAACCGGCGACTTGGCGTTGCTGATTGAAACAACCAAGTCTGCCAAGGCCGTTGGTCGCAGCTCTGGCCCCAGTGCCGACGCCTACAAGGCGCTGGCCATGCGCCTCGAATCTGCCGAGACCGGCAAGAGCGAACCGCTGTCCCACGCCGTCAAGTCGTTCAAGCAGCGCGGCCTGAAAGCCAACGAGTTGAACTATTCGACCCTGGCCAGCTACGGCGACGAATGGGTGGGCGTTGCCTACTCGGGTGTTCTGTGGGAAGCCATTCGCCAAGAGACCCGCATTGTGTCCATGCTGCCCACCATCGAAGTGCCGCAGGGCGCTGAATCGGTTGTGATTCCTCTCGAATCCACTGACCCGATTTGGTACAAGGTCGCGCAGGCAACGGCCATGAGCAGCAACCCTGGTGGCATTCCGACCAACACTGTCACGGCCTCCCGCGTTGGTTCGGCGGCTGCTACCATGACCTTGTCGAAGTTGGGCGCACGGGTGATCTGGACTGGCGAAATGGAAGAGGATTCGATGATTCCCTTCGTTTCGGAACTGCGACGCCAGTTGACCACGTCGGGCGCCGAGTACCTGGAAGCGGCGGTCATTGACGGCGACACTGCGGCCGGGGCCACGACCAACATCAACTACATCGTTGGCACTCCTGGTGGCAGCGAGTATTTCATGACGGTCGATGGCTTCCGCAAGTTGGCCTTGGTGACAAACACTGCCAACAGCCGCGACGGTGGCGTCTTGGCTTCCGGTGACTTCCTGGAGACCGTCAAGCTCATGGGCGTCGGCGGTGTCAACGCCGACAAAAACAAGACGGCGTTCATCATCAACAGCGCGGTCCACTTCAAGGCGCTGGAGCTGGCCGACGTGAAAAGCCGCGATATCTTCAACCCGGCGACCATCGAAAACGGGTTGCTCGCAGCCATCTACGGATTCCCGATCTACGTGTCGCACCACATGCACAAGGCGGCCACAACCCGTCTCGCACTGGCAAGCGGCAAGGTCGACGGCGCCACGCCGACGAACGGTACAACCGGCTCGATCTTGGCAGTTCGTTGGGACCAGTGGCGGTTCGGTTACAAGCGGCGCATGACCATCGAAAGCACTCGCATTCCTGCGGCTGACTCGACGGAAATCGTCGCCTTGATGCGGTTTGGCCTCATCAACCGAGACACCGAAGCGGCTGCAATCAGCTACAACTTGACGGTGTAACCATGAGTACATCTGGCAACCTGAATCTCAGGAGCGGCGACGCTCTTGTAGCGGACATTGCGGATCTGGCAGCCACGGCTACCGAAATCAACCGTGCGGCGGATGTGTCGGCTCGTGTGCAGGAATTGACAGCGACGGCGGCAGTGACGGCGGGCGTGCAATCGCTCGAACTGAACCACGCATCAACCATCATTGCTGCGACGATTGCAAGCACGTTGAATCACCCGGGTCTGTTCATCGTGAAGGATACCAGTGCCACTGGGACGGCGGCTCACACCGTCACTATCACCACCGGTACGTGGAACGGCACCAACAAAATCATCACGCTGAACGCCTTGAACGAGGCAATCGCCGTCTACTTCGATTCGGCCGGTAACGGCACCATCCTGGTCAATGTTGGTTCTGTCGCACTGAGCGGGTGAGCATGAGAGTACAACTGTTGCAGGATTATCGAGGCAAATTGACGGAAGAACGCTACTACCAAACTGGGGAAACGGTCGACCTGCCAGAAGCGGCAGCCGGTGAACTGGCGCAGCGGGGTATCGTTGTCTTGCTCGAGAAGCCTGCAACAGTTGGAAAGTCTAAGGTGAAATAGCATGGCATACGCAACGTCGACACAAGTCAAAGCATACCTGGGTCTTACCACTTCAACAGATGACACGCTGATTGGCACTCTGCTATCAGCGGCACAAACCATGATTGAACGTGCGACGGGCCGGGTATTCGAGGCGTCAGACACTACACGCTATTTCTACCTTGATGACCTGGACCGCTATTCGGGTGTTCTGTGGTTTACCGGCGACCTTTGCACGTTGACCAGTGTGACCAACGGCGACGGTACATCGGTGACGGTATCAGATGTGCAGACCCTACCAGTCAACTCAACTCCCTGGTACGGGCTGCGCATCAACCCGGCAGTTGGTACATTCACGAGTGGACATACCACGGCGGAACGAATCGCCATTACTGGCAAATGGTCATACAGCGCATCGGCACCGGCAGACATTGTGCAGGCAACAATCAGAATGACAGCGTTCCTCTACCGGGCAAGGGAAAACGGCGGCGACACAGACCGCACAGTCTTTGCAGGTAACGCCACACTGTCACCACAGGCGTTGCCTGTTGATGTACAGGCGGTTGTACGTGCTTACGCTATGGCGGTGACTTCATGACGTTAGC